CATGACTGCCGTTCCCGTGATGAGAGTAGTCACAACCGCACCAAAAAACATCACGACCAGATTTGCTAACTCTACTATGTCCTTTGCTACCTCCGCATGTGTCAGGATGAGGAATGCAGAACCAATGAAAACAAGTAGAACACACAACGACCCGAAAAGCGCATATAGGCACTTTTTCGATTCCAGAGGCTTCTGGGATAGCTTTGATGAGATTACTTGTGCGTTGTTCACAGGGCAAAACGCCAAGCTGTCTTGATTCCGATATACCCCACAACGCACAGGATGGAGACAATAGCAATCCCCCTCCATAACCATAACTCTTTGAGTGCTTTCTCTTGCTTACTGTGCCAATAGACAACATCGTTCTGGGCTTTGACTAGATCCTTGGCTTGCTGATCAACCTGTACCTCATAGGCAGTAATGGCAGATTCTAGGTTGCTGATAGCCTTCTGTCCCTCTGCCTTCACCAATGGTTTGAGCTTTTCAACCGAAGTACGAACCGCAACAACCGATGGAGCGGTGTAAGTAACCTTATCTTGATGAGCGCATCCACCAACCAGCAATAAAGCCAGCAATAGGATTCTTTTCATTTGTTCCTGTTTTTGTGATCGGCGTAAAGGTCGTAAGCTAGCTTTGCAAAGGAAGCGAGTCCCACAAGGATTCCGATAACCATAGAGGCAACACGAAGCTCAAGGTCAATCATTGGGTCAAGACTGATAGCAGCCGCAGCAAGCGGGGCAGTCATCCCAATTGCGCCAGTAGCGGCAGTATCAATGTGGTGCATCATTACTATGCCGCTTGAGCGGGAGTTGGGTAGAGTGCTAGGATAGCAGCTTCAATAGCGGCGTTTCCCTTATCGACATTCAGTAGTGTGGAAAGACGAGCATCCGTGTCAGCATCCGAAAATTGACCCACCGAAGAATAAGGGGGCGTAGTGTGCTGGTTCCAAAGCACAAGATTAACATTTACCCCCTTGAGACGAGCAATGGCCTGTTGCTGTGAGTTATCATAACTCACGCTGTAGTCAATACTGGTAAGCGTAGTTGGTTGGATAGGCTTCCCGTGAACAGGTTTGGGGGTAATAGTAATGGGTGATGTAAGTGCAATCATAATTTTTAGAACCTAATGTACCAAGGAAATCCTAGCAAGGATGAAAGAAATCCTTTTGTTGAATTTCCAGTTGGAATGCTAACCTCAAATGAAGTTGATCCATTATACATTCCAGCATTTACATTCCCAAGTGAGTTTTGACCCCATGAGTTTTGCAGGGATGCCGCAGATTTGTAGGTTGCCTTTCCTTGGATAACGGCATGATCGTTATACGCTGTGTCTTGGAAAACAACATTACCATACAAGACTGCATTTTCTACACCTTGATTTCCTGAGAATAAGAAACCATTGGTTGCTGTAATAGAGATGTTTTGGATATTTGAATTATTTGCAGTAACGCTGTTTATGGTTGGATTAGCAGTTCCGCTATTGGCAACAATTCCAGTATTCGGCGCAATAAACACATCTGTAGAGGCATCTGGAAGTTGTTGCGTTCCTTCTGCATTAATTGGGCGAGTCGTAAAAGTATTATCAGTCCACCAGTTTGAAGTGTTGCTGAAATCGCCATTACCAGCACCACCAAAAGAAGGATTGTCGTTAAACCATTGAGGAGTTACGGCAGGCCATCCAAGATAGCTTACTGATCCAGCAACAGTTCCACCAATAGGAAATTGACCATTTCCTTGATCGTAATACACATAAGCATTACCACCAATATATCCATATGCCCTTGAGCTATCTCTCATCGTAACATCTGCATCAATAACAGAAGTGTCTGTGAGCGTAGAAGAATCGTGCATTGACACGCCATCAGTCGTATGTCCTGCCATTACCGAAGATCCCTGCATATTTACTACGCCAGTTGATTGAAGCGTTAGTCCGTATGCAAAATCAGCAGACCAGAAAGTAGCATCAGCGCAGAAACATTGGTTAGCACCTTGCGTATTCTGGGTTACTTGATTGTAAAGGTTTACTTCTATATTAGAAGTTGGAAGTGCTGTAGCTTGGATAGTAAATCCAGAATTAGTCCACCAGTTTAGAAGATTCCCCCAATCTCCATCATTTTGAGCATTGTTATAGTATAATTGAAATGAATATGTATTTCCTGCTCCATTATTCCAGAGTGTATTTACTTCTCTAGTTGAGAGCGCACGACTCCAAGCTCCTACTTCATCAATACTACAAGCACCAAGAGGGCCAGCATCTCCACTAAAATTAAGATAAAAAGTAGTACTTGGCCCTATACTTCCTGCCGCAGATCCAATAAATACATTATCAACATACAAAGAAAAATTAGTACCATCAAAAATTCCAACTACATTATGCCATGCCGCATTATTGTATGATACTCCTGTGGTATGTACTACGGCTGTATTTGGTGCTTGAAAATAAATATCTCCATCAATTGCTAAAATCCTATAACCATTACCGAAATCTGCACCTATTTGCCCCCAACTTCCACCTTGACCAATTAAAGAAGATTTAATCCATGCAGAATATGTAAGCGGGGAAGATGCACTAAATGTTGTTCCAGACACAAAATATCCATTGCCATCAAAATCCGCGCACCCTGCAATAATTCCAGCACCTAAAATTGCTCCAGTACCTTGTGAGGTAAAATCATTTCCACTGCCAGTTACATCGACAAGACTAACTCCTCCAGAACCATCATTATCAAGGTTCCAGTAGGCTAAAAGGCTGTCAGTAAGTGCCATTAGCTACGCACGATAGAGGTTAAGTTGCTGGAACCATCATAGGAGAGCGTTAGTGTTGCCACCGTACTTCCTCCGCTTTTCAAAACAATCGTCTGTGGCTTATCTGCCGCAACATAGCTAGAAAGGTCAACTTCATCGTATGGAGGAAGGTTAAATCCGGCAATACTCTCTACTTTTTCAAGTACCAAGTGCCGAAATTTTGCTGTGTCAAGTGTAGATGGAATGTCAGACATAGAATTAATGAGTAGGATGTAGGCTAACTAAGTGAGAGTCTAGGAAATAATCCTAAACTCCCACCTGTGTTAACTCACCTCTTACAGACCCGTTGCAGACGAACTGCAAGGAAGGGGCTGACCGTCAAACGGGCAACGCTTGAATAGCACTGCACAGACGTTCTGAGGGCGGATTGGCTGAATTGCACGGGAGATTTGGTAGATGTGCTGACCAAAATCACCATACAAGTTGCAATCGTTGTCGCGGAAGTAAGTCCACTCCAACTCACCCATAGCAAGCTGAGGGGCAAATCGGAAGGTTCCCTCACCAACGTAGGTCTCAGGCACCAGACGCTTGAAAGCCTCGCCAGCAATGACGAAACCAACCTCGTAAGGAGCTGACACCCATGCAGGGTTACGACGCTGACCGAAACCATTGGTCACTGCTGTGCCAACGATAGGCTCAACAAGGACAAGATTTCCGCTGCCGTCAAAACCAGTCGAACGGAGAGGCTGCTGGTCAATACCGAAGGCAAAGCCACGGTAGCCCATGAACTGATAACCACTGATGGAATCCTCACCGAGCTTGAAGCTACCAGCAGTCAGATAGAGGAGGTCTTCCTTAACGTCCGCATCATTACGGATCGTCTCGATGGCGTCAGCCGACAGCATCACTTGGAAGAACTCACCATCCTTCGTGCCAAAAGGCTCGGCAAGCATCTCCTCACGGAGGAACGTACCGATACGATAGAGGGTCTTGAAGTTAAGCGGACCGTCAGGCAGAACTTGTGCGAACTGCGTGTTGATCTGCTGCATGTCACCCGTCAGATTGCTAGTGAACGGACGGGTTGTCTTAACGACGTACTTGATACCAGACTGAATCAGGTATTGGAAGCGAATGTCAGCGTTGATAAGCTGAAGGATCGTCTTCTCAAGGGAAACCTGCGCTTGCAGATAGGAACCCTTGAATGCGGTACGTGCCTGCTTGACGCAGACGCGAGGACCAGCACCACGGAAGGTCTGAAGTTGGAAGCTGTACTCGGTTGAGCCAACTTGGTCAGGCGTTGCACCGACACCGCAAAGCGAAGTGTCGTTAACAAACGTCGGAGCAGCAAGAGACCCAGCGGGTACTGCCATTTCCTCGACAACGGAACGTACCACGTCAGAGACGTTGGGCAGCGTGCCACCATCAATGGAGTTAATATAAGGAGACTTGCGAGCAAGCACCTTTGCGATTTGACCGATGATCCTGTTTACGTCCTTGGACGCAAAATTTTGGATCGTAGCCAAGGGGATACAATTGTTTGACATTGAGTTTGGGTTGGTTTCTCAAAAGCCACCACACCCATTTGGAAGTGACGACCTCAGAGGTGTACAAAGGTTGCGTGCAACCTTGATACGAAGTTTGGGTTTGGTCACTCCCGGCACGCTGGAGTATTGTTTGCGGCCTGACTAATGAATTTTTGCGGCTTCCATTAAGCCATTCTCATACGGAGAGAACGCACCGTGCTGTGCCAACATGTAAGCAAGTCTTACAAGTTGGTCAATACTTTTTTTCAAGACCCAATAAATTTTTTTCCATAATCTCCACTCGGTATTGATTAGGGATAGTTGTCAGATGAGCTAAAAAACAAGTTTCATCCCAAGGTTCTGCAATTTCTCGCTCTTCACCTTGTCGATATTTTTTTGCAATCTCTGGTACGGCATTAAGATATTTTCTAGGCAATACATGAATTAATTCTGGCGTTGTCTCCAAAATATAATTTATCGTCCGTTGCTCTTGTTGCGGATCATTTAAAAATTTTTCGGAACCAATCACTACAAATTTTTTGTGTAAAGTTTCGCATTCTTTGGTGTTGTAGATAACAAAATTCCCTGTAGAAACCGTAGAGCATTCAGTCCAATCAAGGGAAGAACTAAAAGGTTTATCACTACCCCTAAAGTCATTAACCTCATAGTTAAAATTAGTGATAAAAGCATCAGCATCTAACCATATCACTGCGTCATATTCACCGATATGCCTAAAGGCTTCCAACATTCTTTCAAAACCCAACCTAACGCCAAAAATAGGTCTTTGATAACCTAGCGTTATACTCTTAAAAACATAACCCTTATCTCTGCAATACTCAATTTTTGAAAGTCTTGAGGCATTTAAGACATCCGACATCTCACGAGTTGCCCCTGTAAGCAAAAGTGTTTTCAATTTTTTTGCATTACTTGCAACCAAGAATAGTTATGGAAATTATCCAACTCAAAAATTTTTTTCCACGGTCCAGTAATAGACAATACATTATTAGTAAATGTGGTTAGAGAAAAATCATGTTCTTTGTGTGCTGCATTCGTACCCTGACCTGTCTTAGCGCAATGAGACAAAAATCTTTGTTGGTCGGGGCAATTTGTAACTATTAACCCCTCTGGTTTTAAGATTCTACGCCACTCTTTGATAATTGGAACAAGTTCTGCGTAGGTAAAGTCTTCTAAAACATGACTAGAATAAATGTAATCTAAAGCATTATCACAAATAAACGGGAAACCTCGGCAATCGCCACGAAGTTGCTGCCTATGAGACCCAACTAAAGTATATGGCTGCGGCATATCAAAAGCCCATGCCGTATCTACAATTTTTTCCCCCCCATATCCAACATCAATGCCAATACCAATGCAATATGGGGCTAGAATATGTCTGCTTGTTGAGGTTTCTGAGTTCATAATTTTTCAAAATCAATTTTGTCATTATTAAAATAAGTAGCACCATCATATTTTATGATGCTATTAGGTGCAGGCATAAAAGTTTCTTGAAGAAGAGGTTTCATTAGTGCCGCTGCAATCCAAAATGCACTAGATTGATTTCCAACAAAATAATCAGCACCTTTTATTGCTTTTGCAACCTCCAAGCAATTTTTAGTCGGATAGTATTCAATGCTCCCTACTTTATCACAAAAATCTTCGTACTCTTGTTTTGTCCCGCAAAACAAACTTTGCTTTCCAAAATGTTTCAAAACCTTACCCCAAGGAAAATTATAGTTTCTGTAGCGAGGTGTCCTGTTAAAAATAATTTTCCCTTTTGTCAGAGGGTCAACTTCAACTTTTAACCAAGGCTCGGTAATCTTTACGTGCCCCCTTGATTTATCAACATACCCAATAAATCTAGCTTGAGAATCTAACAAAGAAATATCATCTCTGTAACATTCCCTCCATGAGGACATGTCATAGGCGATAGAAGGTGCGCTACCATTTAACGCTACGTCGATTCCTTGGCTTTCTAGCAGTGGTTTTAGGGAATTATATTTGAAACCACTCATAGGTTCCATGCCTTGATCGTCACAAATCAATAATTTCTCACCACCCATCCCAAAATAAATCGGAAGAAAAGCTATGATGTCCCCAATGTGCCCTGTATGCCGAAAAATTTTATGTCGAGCAAATGGGTTACTCATAGCTATCCCTTGGCAAGGTTTGACATCACCATTGAGCGTTGGACTCCGTTAGTAACAACGCAATGCTCCACGGGAATATCTACAATTTTTTCTTCACTAGAAAAAATATCTGACTCCAAAAGTGGAATTGCTCCGTTAGAAATTTCACCCTCTACCAACAAATTCAAAGCCTTGGCACATCCCTCTTTTGTCGCATAAAAAATGTACCCTCCCTCTTTTGGGATTTGCAAATTTGATTTGCTAGAAATTTCTTCCGCATCTTTTGGGGTAAAACCATTATTGTACACGTCATAATCTGATAGCCACCCACCACCAGTAGCGTGAAGGGATGCCCACCTAGTAAAACGTGCCATACCTTTTGGGTTACTAGGCAAGCCTGACTTCAATATCTTTGTCATTAGCTTGATATACAAGGGGCTTGCCTGCGCGTGCGTCTTATTCAACATCACAGGTTCCCATCCTTGCTTTTCCCAAGAAGTTTTCCACCAATTGGAACAGGCAAACTCTTCCGACTGATTGATAGCTGGGATGCTCTCGTAGTAAGAATAAATCTTCATATCGTACCAGAACCGTAGCAATGATACCCAACGTGATAGATGGGCAAACCAAGGTCAATGTGTGGGTCGTGACCTGCCTTTGACGCACGATAACAGAAAGATACATCCTCCCCTACCCCGTTACCAATAGGCCTAAAGAAATCAAATGGTTCTTCGGGATCTTTTGGCTTTAACTCAGGATAATGCTTTTGGATGTCTTCAAACACCTTCCTGTGGATCAACATGCAACCTGTACCAACCCACTTGCACTTCAAAACTTTGTCGGCATGGATCTTCACGTCGTTCTCATACTGAACAAGATCAGTCATCAACCGTGCCCCCTTGCGACGACCAAAGTAAGCCCCACCAATTAGAGTCTTACCCGCTCCAATAAGCCTGTGAATGACGTGCCGTTGTAGGGCAGAATCCTGCACCGAGTCGGGCAACCCACACATAGACCTTAAAAACCCCGGTCTCCCAATTGCAGGGATCATATCGTCGTCCAACATTAAAAACCAATTGGCTTCCGTCTGTAAAAACTTACGGGCAAGCCTATTCCTAGCGTGGTAAATCATCGCATCGCCTAACTCCATGTCAAAACGTATCTTCTCTCTCCCAAGATCCAACGCCATTGCCAGCAAAACCCATGCGGTAGCAGGATTTGTTGTCTTATAGCACGGAAACCCCACAAAAAGATCCTTTCCTTCCCACTCAGCACGGTATGACTTAAATCCGTCGTAGCTTTGGGTCTCTACAATCGGGTTTATGGCATCTGGCAATGGGGTCTTTGACTCAGGAGGCTTGGGGATTTGAAAATGAGAGTCTTCTTCGGCAAGAATCCCTTCCAACTCCTCACTCCTGTCTGGAATTTCATCTTCAAATGAGATTGTCTCGGCTTCCTCCAATACTTTTTCAGCAATTGGGTCGGCTTTTTTAGCTTTTTTTGACTGTGGGGGTGGAGTTGGGGTCATAAATGGGTTGTTAGACCCAACTGCCTTCATAGTCCTCTTTTCCAATGGTGTTAGTGCGTCAGTCATATACTAATTATGCGCCTGCTTCGTCGAGACCCATGTCAATAGCGTCCCCTGCATTCATGCGGATACGCTCGTCAACCGTGGTAGACTTGTTTGGGGAACTTTGCGTAGCGTTACCGGGCTTCGGTACGCGGGAAGCCTGCTTTAGCTGTGAGTTTTCTTGCTTCAAGCGTGTCAATTCACTTTGCAAGGCAGCAAATTGTTCTTGTTCGTAGCGCAAGCGTTCTGCCAACACGTGGGAAGCTACTGCTGCCGTTGCAACTTCGGCTCTTGCGGTTGCATTATTAGGGAAAAGTGCTGCCTTGAACTTTTCTGATAGATCAGAAACACGTTGATTATGAGCATCAACTAACGAAATTTCTTCAGGGGTAGCATTTTCGGGAACTGCTTTGAAATTTGCCCACTCGTATTCTTTGGTAATTTCAGTAACATGCTGCTGAATCTGCGAGATGTCTTGTTGCTGGTGGAAAGCCTGCTCTTGTTGTTTCTGAGCCAACCACTGTTGTTGGTTTTGGGCAATCATAGAGACTTCTTTCTCCTGACCATCCCTTAACTCCATCACGTCAATTAGCTTCTTTTTTAACTTTTCGCCATCAGCAAACTGCAACTTGTCGATAGCTTGGTTTTTCCACCAACTTTGATCAACCTTGTCGGGGCCACCTGCCTTTTCAATGGAATTAATCACCTCGTCGTTGGCACCATTTTTCTTTAAGATGTCGTAGATGGCATTTTTAGCTTCTGCTAAAGGTGCCTCGTACTTGCTCTTGAACGATGGATCGTTTTTTAAGTCCCAGACAGCACGAAATTGACGTAATTCTTCGTAGTCTGAAGGAAGTTGTTGAGGCTGCTGCTGATATTGTGCAAGACGTTCACGAAGAATGGCTGCTTCTTCGGCTTCCTTCTTATACTTGGTTGCCGTCTCTTGCAACTGCCGCCAATTGCTTTGATTTTTTTCAGAGAGGTTTCGGGGTTGTTCGATTGCTTCAACTTCTGGGTCAAGTTCAATTTGCGGTTCTTGCTCGGTTGTTTCAATGGGTTCTTCTTCATAAGTAGGTTCGGGTTCTGTAGGCGTTGCTTCACCACCGAAAGAGTCCTCAGACAATTTATTATCATCCTCATCCTCATCCTCGGTTATTGTTTCTCCTGACTCTTCAATTGCTTCGTCAAGCAAAGTGTCAAGATGGTCAAGGGTATCCGTAGTAGGGGCTTCGGCATCAAGGTCTGGTGTTCCAAACCCAGAGGCTACTGACAGTTCTTCTGGTACATTTAGGTCGTCGGACATATTTACATGGTTGTGAAGCTACCCGCTTCTGGGTTGTCGAGTCGGTGTGGTTGGTCGGCAAGTGATTGCAGGAAAGCTACTGCGTCTTCCCACCCTTGTTTCCTAGCGGCAGACAAGGAAATACCCTCAACTGAGGAATTTCCATCTATCACTAAGATGGGTGTGCTGTTTTTCAATTCAGCAAGCAATGAAAAGTTATTAAGATTGAGGTACTCACGTAACCTCACCGAATCAGATTGTTTCCATGACATAAATTATACGGCAGTAGGTGGTCTAGGTGGGTTAGCTACATCGGAAATTGCCCCCGCTTGACCCGGATTACGGGACTCGGTGAGACGATTTACGTTGTTGACCTGTGCTTGGTAAATTCTACGGGGAGGTGCTGACATTGCGGCTGCTGGTGCAGGTCCACCCTGTGGGGGTACTTGCTGCCCCTGCTGCGCTTGTAGAGCCTGCATCTCGTTGTCAACCTTTGCCTGAGCTTGCTTGAGGTCATTCTTATATTGACCAAGCTGTTTCTTTGGCGTGCCCTTCTGCTCTGCCTGCTGCAAGTGCTGACCAAAGTGCCCAAGGGCATTACTAATTGCACCACCGAGTTGGGGGGTAATGGCACCCTGTGGCATCTGTTGAACCAATGGAAGAAGTTTTTCCGCCATTGTGGTCAAGTGGATCATGTCGTTGTCACGTGGGCTAACAGGAACTTCCTGACCCGCCATGATAGACTGCAATTCAATAATCTGCTGACGGGTAGCCTCAACTTGGAGAGCTTCTACTTGATCTTTTGGCAGGATAACTTGGTTAGCAATTGACTCACCAACTTTCCTTGACCAATCCAACTTCATTAACTCGTCTTGGTTGATAGATGGGTTGCCCATGTAGCGTTGGATGAGACCGTCAAGGAAGGCATTGTCCTCTGGTGTCGTGTCGGGCATCAACTCAACCGCAGGAGAATGAGCCATAACGAGGATGTCCGCAGGGGGGAGATTGCGGTCCATCATCCGCAGGCAGCAAGCAATGGCATCCTCGTCAAGATACTCTGGCACCTCAAAGGGAACCAAGAAGGCAGGAATTTCCATTCCACTACGATCAAATGCTTCTACAACCTCTCTACGTGCCCATTGAGCTTCGGGTTCATGGACACGTACCATCGTAAGCATTTGCTTCAAGTCAGCAGCAACTTTGACATGCTCTGGGTGACAGATACCTTTCTGCATCCTTTCAACGGAACGGCAATACTGCTTGCTCCAACGCATCAAGATTCCCTCACGGAGTTGGTTTTCAATGGCTGCTGTGCGGTTGACCTCGGAGGCAGTACGCTTGCCTTGCTGTCCGCCCACGGGTTCACCGGGAAGGAACGTGCCGACTTGGATCTCAGCCAACCCACTTACAAACTGATCCAACTTCAAAAAGTCATCCACATCCGCAGGTAGTGGCTGCTGGACAACCTCGTACCCATCGCTGATGTAGGCAATTGGGTGCATGACGGTAAGCGGTGCAGAATCAGGACGTGCCGTTGGCGTCTTCTTTAGCAGAAGCATCCCCTTCAAATAGACGTTATCAATGACAAGATTTCTTGCCTTATCAATTGCAATGTGTGTGTTGTACAGGTCACGACCAGCACCACGACTTGACATCAAAGCACCAGACCCAATCTCAACGGCAAATAGTGCCAAGCACTCACTCATCTTGTTGTAACGGTCAAGCTGCGTGCAAATCTCATCGCCCGACTTGTCATCAAAAAGGTATCTTGAAATCTTGCCGTGTGGTTCTTTAACAAAAATCTCACCTAGCTCGACGTACTTGGCATCATTCTCGTAGGAAGCACCGTAGCTTCCCTCTCGAATCCAATCCTCGTATCTGCGTGCGTCGTCATCAGCATCTAGTGTCCTGCCAGCAGGGATAGCATTGTTGATTGACTTAACCAAGTTTTTGACGTGCCACCCTGCGAGCGCACTCACCTCTGCCCTCTCAAGGATAGGGAGCAATTCAGAAATTTGATACCGACGCTTGCGTGCCCATATTGGCGTTGAGTCAGTCTCCTGTGGGGTTTCAATTGAAAAGAATGTGTAGTCCTGACGAAGGAACTCTGGCTTCCAATCGCGGGTGTCGTCCCAGCAAAGTGCAGCATAACCAAAGGTAGTATTCTCATGCACCAACTGTGCAAGAAGATCCTCGTTGCCCTTCCATCCACGGACTGTCTTGGTAATTTCCTCACGGAAAATCTTTGTCTTATTCTCGCTATCAACACCGTCCAACGGATACTTTGTATACGTCAAAAAAGGTGCCTGCTCAATAACCTGACGGAAAGGGGGCTGAATGCGGGAGACCATCGTGGACAAGAATCCCGTTGGTCGATTGCTTCTCCAATTCTGACCCATGCTGTCCAACTTTTTTGGAGAATATGGAGGCTCATTGTTGAGCTTCTTTTGAATCAACTGATTCTTGCGGTTCCTCTCAACATTCTGCTGCTTCAACCGTCGGTAAGCAGCGTGCGCCTGACGTGCATCTTTGAAAGTTCTGCGAACCTTTAACGTCTTTGGGTCAACGACATCATTTGACGTATTGTCGGGTTGCTCAACTTCCAAGTTCAAAACCTTGGGCTTATCATGGGGATCAGAAATACGATTGCTCTTGTGAACAAACGAATCAGTAATCCTTGGTGAAAGCGGTTTTAAGTCAGCCATAAATGTTTACGATACAAGCCAGCAATGAGATGGCAAGTTTGTACTTTGTAAGATGTGTTCTTTTTCAAGGAAAACCGCAGTCCTATTATCGTGCCGTTGCAACATGCAACCCCCCAATTGGGCGGAAGTTTTGGTGTCACGTGCTTGACGAACACTTGCACATGTCCTCTCGTTGGCAACGATGCAGGAACCACAACCAAACTTCCACCCAATGTTTTGTGGGCATCCCTTACAAAGTTTTGCTCGTTCTTCGGCTAGTTCATTGCCAACCAAACGAATTGCTTTATTGGCACGGAGTAAAGTGTTTGCCCAAACACCAATATCATTCATCAATGCAGACGATTGTGAGTGTTGAATAACCTCAATAGAAACCGAATCAACATTGTGACAAAAGTGCGGGTGACGGGAGCAAAGTTGGTTGCTCACCTCTGCCCCCACATCAACGACAGGAAGATTGTTTTGGGCACGGAAATCTTCAACCTTTGACACTAATTCTTCATAGGTTGACGCATCAATTCGTACCCCTTGGTCATCGTAATGCCAACCACCGGGCGGAATCATTCCTTGTATTGGTTTAGCCATTCGGTTTGGGTTATACGGTATCTTGTCTTACTTGGCAATAAAAATTGGCTACCCCGCATGGATTTGAACATTAGAAATAAACTTGACGTAAAAATTTTATCGGTAACATATTAATTTGATGACAACTAGAGTTACCAAAAGAAAACGAACTAGTCCAATTTGGATGCTTCCAAAAAATCAATTTATTGATTTAATAAAAAAAGCTAATCGCATGAAAGATGTTTTAGATTATTTTGGGATTTGTAGTAAAGGAGGTAATTTTAGAACTGCAAAAGAAAGAATAAATTTTTTGGGGTTAGATATATCCCATTTTGCAACTAGGATTGAGTCTTCAAAAATTAGCCGAGCAACAAGTATAGAAGATTTTAAAAATAATTGGTTAAGTAAAAATTCAACTAAAAGTAGGGGTTGTATTAAAAGAAATCTTTTAAAATTTAAACTTATGGAATGGATATGTTCGGAATGTGGTAACAATGGAACTTGGTGTAACAAAGAATTAATACTTCATTTGGAACATAAAAATGGAATTTCCAATGATCACAGATTAGAAAATTTGTGTTTTCTTTGCCCTAATTGCCATAGTCAAACAAAAACATATGCAGGTAAAAACTGCCTCGCTAAGACTTGAACTTAGACAAGATCCTCCAAAGGGATCTGTGCTACCATTACACCACAAGGCAAAATTACGAGGTTAATGTTACGTTGGTGGCAGGAGAAGGAATTGCACCCCCATGACAGCGGTATGAACGCTGCATCCTACTGTTAGATGATCCTGCGATAAAATTAAGCTACGCCTTGAAGATTAGGCATCTGGAACTGAGCCTGCTGTGCTTGAGCCATTGCTTGCTGTTGCGCCTGCTGTGCAGCCAACTGTTGCTGATAATTAGCCTGTGCCAATTGTTGGTTTGGCATTTGCGGTGCAGGTGGCATTTGCTGTTGCTGTGCCGCCAACGCTTGTTGCATCTGCGCCTGCTGTGCTGCCAAAGCCTGCTGCTGTTGAGCTTGTGCAGCTTGATTAGCTTGTGCCAATTGTTGGTTTGGCATTTGCGGTGCAGGTGGCAATTGCTGTTGCGTTTGCGCCTGCTGTGCTTGCTGTTGATTAGCCTGCCCAGCTTGCTTCTGTGCCTGCTGTGCTTGCTGATAATTAGCCTGCCCAGCTTGCTTCTGTGCAGCCATTTGTGCCCTATGTTGGGTAACAGCTTCATTATGGGCAATACGATGAGCTTGCAATTTTTGCCCCCAATTTTGGTGAGTACCCATCTGTTGCTGTGCGGGTTGCGGTCCGCCGGGCTGCACAAGTGGCTTTGCCTGCTGACCACCACGGTTGGCAAAACGTGATCCCATCTGGAATCCTCCACCCCTGCCAGCATTGGGGTCGGGGAAGTTACCAGCCTTTGGTTGCGGTCCCGTCATTGGAGGCTTTCCGCCTGCGCTTTGGGCAAGATTACGTTGTGGGGTAAGTGGCATGATTTTTAGAAAGATTCGTTCCCCATACTTCCCGATTCACCAGAGAAGTCAACAAAATTTAGTGCGTCAACGATTGACTTCATCTTACTTTCCCTAACCCTCTCACGGGTTGGTTTCTTCTCAACCATCTTGGCAACATGCCCACTCCGCTGACGCATGAGGTAGACTAGCAGAGACAACGAGTCCAAGGCGTCGGGTGAGTTGCTACGGGTGCGCTTGACGTAATCCTGCTTGCTCTCAACACGCACCAAGCCTTTGCTACGTTGCTTGTACCTGCGACTGGTAGCTTGTTTCATTAGCTCCTCATTACGGAAGCCGGGACTAATCTTTAGGTATTCAAACTCCATGTACCTAGCCAACCCAAACAACAACTCCGTCACCACCCCGTGGTACAACTCGTTCGCTCGTTTGCTGTCGTCCTCAAGTACAACCATATCACTCGCTGCCCACGAGTAGTTCACCCCAAACACGTCACTCCCAAACAACGTGCAAAGGCTATCATGGATACCAGCACCGTTACCCGTGCGGTCAACGCACAACCACTTGCTTCCAATCTTCATCTGCTGACAGAACCGAATGATTGCGTGCGTCTGCTCAAGCGTCTTCTTCTTGGGAAAGGTAATCTGCGAGTCAAGTTGCAGGACGGTCTTGGGTTGGGAAAATTCAATGAACTTGCCGTCCCTCGGTGTCCACCCGTCACATAGCCCAAAACGCCCATAAGAACACATCACTTGGTCATTACCCTCTAGTGCCAAGTCAAACGCTGCCAAGGGCACCACAGGGCCAATAAAGCGCACCATACCGATGCTGTTATCAAACATGGCAGGTGTGATGATTGATGCAGCCATTCCCTCCTCTGGAAACCAACCACGTGCCATTGTATAATACTCAGGTGTAGCCCCACGGTTGGCATAATTCATGTAACCGTCATACGTTTGTAGACCGTGGAACTTTATCTTCCTACCAACGACATTCTCGCAACGGGCAGCGTCAATACGCAAAACATGATACCCCTCCCGACTCTCCCATTCTAAGTCGTCCTCGCAATCAATAGTATTCCAACCACCTTTAGGTTCGCATCTAATGCCGAAGTCCGATGCCCTATCCTTGGGGTTACTGGCACCGAAGACCTTTACGTGCCCTTGGAGT